AGAAAGCAGGATTACTCCTGCTCTTTCTTTCTACAAACATTGAATATAATATACTCACCTGTGGTGTGTATTTCATACTTAACTAAACTCTTGGCAGTAAGCCATTGGTTTAATTTTGTTTGCATTTGCATTAATGCTGTCTTATCAGATGCATTAATGCTAAAAATATCTACTCTTTTCATATGTATATAGTTTTAAAGTTTATATACTTATAAATAAGTTTAGTTTAATATACTATCTATAGTATAGTATGTATAGTATACTATAGTATGTTATGTCTCTCTCTTCTCTTTGTTACTTAGTATAGTATATAGTATAGTACTACATAGTATGTACACTTAGTATAGTACTCTTATCTTAGAGTACATAAAACTTTCCTGTAGGATTTTATTTTGTGTTTTTTTTCTTAGACTTGGATTGGTCTTCTCAGTTTCATGGGGGGTACCACCCAGCTGTGGAGAGCCGGGGAGTGTTTTGCTAAGGACCCACCATAATGTCACATATACCACAAATCCCAAATACCATAATCTCTTACATACTAAAAATCCAAATAACTTTGTCCAGTTTTTAGTGCAAGAAACTTGACATCCTGGGGGGTGCAACTAAGATAGAATGTACCCGGGGGAATAATCACCTACTATAAATTTTATATATAGGTGATGTCACAGATATTATCTATATTTGCTTAAGTAAATAATATTTTGTATATTATAGTATACTTAAAAATATATAAAATGGATATTCTAAATTTTATTTCCTGGATCAAAGCAGGAAAATACAGTCTAACCATGCCGGCTGATGCGGTTACTGTAGTTGGTGTTCCTAATCCAACAAGAGGAGATGCATATTTACCAGTTACTGTTCCCGTAACTGCTTTTGCAGATTTATTTCCAGTTTCAAATACAAACATAGGTAAACTTATTGGTGGTGGAATAGTTATAGCAGAATGGGATGAAAATGGAGTTAAAAAAGCTCTTATAGCAAGTTTAACTAATTTATCTACAGGTCTTCCATGGACAATACCTGCTTTTCAAAGTGGACCTACAATAGGTCCTAGTGCTCAAAGTGTTTATGATGGTCTTACTAACACAAATGCAATTATAGCACAAACAGGAGCTCCTGCTACTACAGCTTATGCTGCAGGAATAGCAAAACTTTATTTAGGTGGTGGTTATACTGATTGGTACTTACCTTCAAATTGGGAGTTAGTGTTATGTTATAATTCAGCAGTTATTGTTAATAGAATTTTAGGAGCTAATGGTTTTGTTAGTAACGTCTATTGGAGTTCTACGGAGTCTAATGGTAGTCCTTCCAATGCGTGGATAATGTTTTTCAATACTGGTGATCTTGCCAGTTATGGTGCTAAAAATTCCAATAACTCTGTGCGTGCTGTAAGAATACATAATTTATAAATATAAAAAAATGAAAACATTAATTGGATATTATAATGAACAAGGAAAATATATTGAAGAACTTGTAAATATTGTTGAAAAAACAAATGAAGAATTAATAAAAGAAAAAGAAGAAATGATATTAGTAATAACTGAAGAAATAAAAAATTTAAAAGAATTGTAAAAGATTAATCATGGCAAAAATTAAAGATACATTTACTAAGTTAGATAAACCAAAAGTTTCCAGAACTGGTGTTCATGCAAAGACTAAAAGATCAAAACTTAAGTCTTCAAAAAATTATAAAAAGTTATACCGAGGTCAAGGTAAGTAAATAAGATTATGAAAAAAATAGACATGGGCAAATACTTACTATTAATTGGTAATGATGCTACTGAAATTTTTGATTATTATAAAGTCCCAGAAATGCATGGTCTTAACCGTGCAGATGCTCAAGCAGAAGAAGTAGACATGACTACTCCTAAAAATGGAGATCAAGGTAATGGTGTTTACATATATGGATTAACTAATTATGATCCGGCAGATAAAAAACTTACTGCTAAAGATCCATACAAACCATTCTTGTTTATAAACTTAGGTACCTTTAAAAAATATAATATTACAGAAAAAGCTACAGGCATTATGCATGAGACAATGCATATGAGTATTCTATTAAACAACTGGAATATAAAAGATAAAGAAGAAGAAGTAATTACATTTGCTGAAGAAGAAGCAAATAAAATTATTGAAAAACTAAAGACTACTAAAGTAGAACAACCAAAAAAAACATTCTTTTCTAGAAAATAATTTTAATATATTTGTTTTAATATAAAATATTTTTATATTTGTAAAAAACTAAATAAATATATTATGTCAGACAAACCTAAATGTGGCTGTGGAAAATCTCAAGATCCTGATGGATTTTGTGATGGATCTCATAAAAATAATGAAGCTCAAGTAACATTTAAAGAAACTAAGATATATTCTTTTGGAGATATCTTAGTAGGATTAAATACTGAAGAATTACCAGAAGGTGTTGAATTAGAAGTAAAACAAAAATTTTCTGAAATTACAGAAATTTTAAAAAGTACTTATACAATGTCAACACAATCCCCAGTTAAAAGTTTATTGTTTGATCATGCAGTAGGAGAAATACTAAATGCTCAAATGTCAGTTGTTAAATTATTAAAACTATAAATATGAGCCCGTTTAAAACATTAAGAGGAAGAAGAATACTTATTGAAGTTCCTGTAAAAAAAGAATCAGTAATCACATTGTCTGAAAAAGATCAAGATGCTTTAATGTATGAAGCAATGAAACAATGGAATAAACTTACTGTATATGCTATAGGTGATAAAGTAGAAGAAATTGCTGTTGGAGATTCAGTATATATTCCTGTTCCACAATTAGAACATGCAGAAAAAGTTGACATTGATGGTAGTGTAAAACTAATGTTTAATGAAATGGACATAGCAATAATATGGTAAATATAACAGATGATCTTCCGTACTTTTCTGGAAAAACAAGTACTGATAAAATTAATTCTAAAGAAATATCTAAAGAAGATATAGATAAAAGAACTAAAAATACTTTAGATTCTGAATATAATACTAAAAATTATGTTCATGATTTTAGAAAAGATATTCCACCTTTTGAATCACGTCCTAAATACTATGGTGGAAAAGATTCAACATATGAAGTTTTTAATGTATTAGAAGCTTGGAAGTTAGATAAAGATTTTTACTTAGGAAATGTAATAAAATATTTAGCTAGAGCTGGTAAAAAAACTTTTAATAATAAAGAAGATTTAGAAAAAGCATTAGTATATTTACAACGTAGAATTGATACCTTATGAATTATTTAATAATGTTATTTATTTTAAGCATAGCATGTTTGTTATGGATTATAGGAAGTTCTTTTAGAGGACCAATATACAATAGTGTTAAAGATGCCTATGAACTAGATCATCAAGGTGAAGTTATTGGTTCATATTTTATTGTTGCATCACTTCTTTTAATTTTCTTTGCTGGATCTTTTCTATAATTTTTTTTGTTTTTATTAATAAATTTTTGTATATTATATATATATTATTTATTTAAAACTAAAAAATCATGGCAAATAATGAATTACCAAAAGCACAATTGGGAGCTATAGTTAAAATGGCTAAAGGTGCTTATCAAGGAATGAAAACTGGTTATAAAACTTATAAAGCTGCATCATTAGCTGAAAAAGCAGCAAAATTAAAAAAAGCACAAGCAGCAGCAAGAACTCAAAAAGCAGCAGCAACAAGAGCAGCAAATGCAAAAGCAGCAAATGCAGCAAAAAATTCTAAAACAGGTACTCCTAAACCAGCAACTCCTAAACCAGCAACTCCTAAAGGAAAAGAACCTTTTGTAAAATCTAAAGCAAGACTTGCAACTGAAAATGTTGTTGGTAAAGCTGCTGGTTATGCTACATTTGGTACGGGTAATGTACTTAAAAGAGCTTTAAAAAAACCTATAATTCAAGGAGGTCTTGGTATAGGCACTGGACTTTATATATATGATAGATATAAAAAAACTAATGCACCAAAAAAAGTTAAAAGAATTAAAAAATAAATAATAATATAAATAAACAATTTAAAAAACAAACAAAATGGATATCTTAAATTTTATCAGCTGGATTAAATCTAGTAATTACAGAGCAACATTACCAACAGACGTACAAAGTTTATTAGTTATTGGAGCTAAAGATCCAAGTAGAGATGATGGTTATTTATCATTAGCTATTAATACAGCACCTTTACAAGCAGTATATGATTCAGCTAATGTAACTCAGTTAACAGCAATAAGTACAGCTGTTACAGTTAATGCACATAATGGAATAATTACTACAGTATCAAGTACTTTAGCAGGAGGTTCTAATGCAGCATTTACAGTAAATAATAGTAAAGTAACTA